TGAACCTTTGCCAATCTTCACACCCATCAACTTGCGTCTGCTGCGGTGTTGCGGATCTGAACCAATGACTGCGCCAGGATAGATTTCGCAGTTCGCGCCTATGTCTAACGGACCATAGAGGCAGACATTCGGTCCAATGTGTACGTCTTTTCCAAAGGTAACGTCACCTTCAACGTGAACGGTTGGATGGATTTTCATAGCCAGTGCGCCATCAATTCGGGTTCGATGTTTGGTGGTTTGGGGTTGCCGTGAAAGTAAACGATTCGCGCCTTGCTTCGTTCCTCTGGCTGGTGGGTCCAGTGGACTTTGTAGCTTTGAATCTCATGAGGAAAAACTTGGTCAAGTCTTGTGGCGTTCGCACAAACAACACGAAGAAAAGCCATTTCACTCGGTAGGTTCTTATATTGATAATTGATTCCGCTTTCTGCTCGGTGTTGCCACAAGTTCCAAATCCGTTTGACTTCAGCAACACTGAATAGCCCGATCCCGTTGCAGATGGTGTGAGGCTCGAATGGGTCGGTGAGCAGCCCACATTCACCTCGCCAATTCAGCATCTCGTCAATGTTGTTCGTGATGAGCGTATCCAATCCAATGATGAATCTTCGGCCTTTGCCTAGTCCTGGTCGAAAAGCTTCCATAACACAAGCCCAACCCAGATCCTGACAGTCGAGGGCAACTTGCGTGACGGTTTCGTTGAACTGATATTCTCGGTCAGTCAGGCAAATCAGCTTGTGCGTCTTTGTCGTATTGCGCTTGATCGCTCGCGCCAATTTGTCCACCCATTCAGCAGAGTAGCCAGCGTTTGCGCTGTAGCTGGGTAAGTGCCGCTCTTTGCCATTAAAAAGAATGCAGACAATATCCATTAAGCCGCCACCTTTCGTCTGCGCTGGTCCATGATTTGTTTCCGCCAATAAGCGAAGTTTTTAGGCCACTGTCTGCGAATGGCAAGCTCGCCCACATACTCGAAGTCCAGCCGCTCTGCTTCGTAATCTGATCCAGAGACAAAAATCACAAACCACTTCGCCACATTCTTGCTCGTTCGCTTCTTGATGCCGTAAGGTCTGCCGCTTCTGTCTCTCACCACAAAATAGGAATACTTCGTTTTTTTCTTAGCCATGCTCTTGGCTGTGGTGTTTTGCATAGCGTCAGGATTCGCTTGCAGATAACTCAGCATTTGCGTGATGGATCCTCTGGTCAGGTTGCCGTATTTGTCTAAACGTGCCTCTTCGGATGGGACCGCATACCAACCTTTTGGCAATGCGCCAATCCGGTAAAGTGCTTTCTCAAATCGCTTGTGTTCTCGGTCCTGTCCAGTGATATGCGGCAACAGGATTTCTTCTGCCGTCAGCGAACTGCCAACCACACCTTTGAGGTCTTTAGCGTACACTCTGCCGTTCTGGTCTTTGATGCTGTACTCAACAAAGAGTGAGCCTCTGCGTCCTGGCTTTTTTTTGTTCTTCGGCACGATGAACGGTGTTGGACGATCAAAGACGTCTTCCATTTCTTCGTAGAGTGCAAAGCGAACGTCAAACAAAGTGTCGCGTACTGCCTTTCCTACAGCATCCGGCATTTTCTTAGCGACTGAGCGCAGATACTGGCGCGGAATCTTTAAGCCTGTGTCTCCTTTTAGCGGCATCTCTCTCCACCTGTTGACAAAGTTTGCATTTGGCTAAATCGTTGAAAAAAACCTTCGTGTTGGGCTTTTGGTAATCGCATACTGGACACACTCGAAGTGCTGCCTTTTTCTTTAGCTTTTCAAGCCTCTCTTCTAAGCGTTCGCTCAGAGGCTTTCTTCTTTCGAGCAAGGTGTAAAGCTTCACGTTCTGCTTCCTCTCTGCTTAGTCCACCATCGAATTGCATGATTGCCGCTCGCTCCTCGAACCAGACGTACAGGTCTGGATCCAAGAAACGAAGTCGTTCAATCTCATGAAAAAGTTTTTCATTCATGAGGCGCAGCGTCAGGCGAGCGTCCGTTAATCGCCTTTATTGCTTTTGATTGAGCAAACCTGCTTCGCGTGGATTGCCAGCACTCGCTGTGTCTTTCCCTCAGTAGTTTAGAAAGACAAAGATTGCCAATCGTCACGCCTCAAAATCCCTGTACAATCGGCTTCCTGTTGCGCCTTCCTGTCCTTGATACTTTCCTTGGTACGGTTGAGCGGTTGGTTCATCCAACTGAAAAAAAACAATTTGGCAAATCCTCACGCCTGCTTTCAACAGGATTGGCTTTTCGCTCTGGTTGTACAGTTCGAGCGTAATCTGGCCTTGAAAGCCTGAATCGACAAAGCCAGCATTTTGAATCTGTAAACCCAACCTTCCGACTGAACTTCTGCCAGCCACAAAAGCCGCTAAGTGATTTGGAACTGAAATCTTTTCCTGAGTTGTGGCTAAAACAAACTTGGAAGGCTCCAGCAAAAAATCTTCGGTCTGAACGTGCTGGTAAACAGATTCTGAATCCAGAAAGAGAAATTTTTGTTTTATGCCTAACTGGGCGAAGGTGTTGCCCAAGTGCAAATCCACACTACATGGCCCAACCTGGGCAAATCGTGGCAAATGCCCCAACTCTTTGAGTCCATTCAAAGTTTGGTGAGAGAGAATCATTTAATCAGCCCAATCAAAATCGTCGTTTGGTGAATAAATCCGAATCAGTCCGGTTTCTCCCCATCGCTTTGAAGCGTGAACGTCCCAGACTTGCTTGTCTTCGCTGAGTAAGGCGTCAATCAGTGCCTTCAAGAGATTGTCAATGTCCGCGGTTTGTCTATGAGGTTTGCCGTTCATTGCTTTCTTTTTCTTGAGGCTCCAGCTTTTCGGCATGGGCAAAATGAATTCAACAGCAAAGCTGTCTGGAAGGTGAAACTTTTGTGTGTGAGCTTGAAGCCGTAAGGTGTCGCAGAAAACCCGATAGCGCAAAACCTCCGGCCTGACTCGCCACTTATCAGAGCGACTTTGACGAGGTTTCGGAACAGGTGAAACGTGAAACGTGATCAAGCAGCAACCGTCCGCACTAGCTTCGCAAAGTATTGGCTTGGTGAATCGGTTTTGCTCGGCTTCTCAGTCTTCACAGGTGTCTCGTCTTTGGTTGTCCAGCGAACGATTGAGTCTGAATCCAGCCAGAAGCCAAAAGGTGCGCGACCAATCGCCTGAAAGAACTTCTGGCCTCCGCAGGGATCTAGGCGTTTGCCTGTCGCTTTGAGTTCTGCTTCCTTGATAAGCCACTCGTCAGGTGTCTTACAAGCTTGGGTTCGGTTGCTGGTGTTGCGTTGTGCGTAACTGCGAAAAACGGCAACGGTTGGTAAGAAGTCACTTTTGAACTCTTTGACCATGCGGTTGAAGCCTTCTTCGATTTGCTTTTCACTCAGGTCATCAAGTCCAATCTGCCAAGCTTGAGCGAGTTCTGGGCTTGGCTTGGTTTTGTAGATTGCGCTCAGTTTGCGTAGTAGCTCGACTGACTGCATTGGTTGTCTCCTTGAAGTTGTTGTTCAATCAAGTCCCATTCGTCAGGCTGGTTGCTTGGTGAGGCTCGGCTTGGTGCTTCCCAAGCCAGATAATGCTCAATGTTTGAAATTTTCAGAAAAGTTGCGGCATGTTGGTTGGGTCTGCAATGGTTTGTTCCGAACCTGTCCAATCGGCATTCTTCGAGATAGTTCTCTGTCGATTTCTGAATTTCCTCCAAGTTGAACTTTTTGCGAACCGCATTGAAGTTGCGCTCGGCCTTGTCCGGTGTTCCTGAAGCAGCTGGTTTCTCAGTGGGTAAGGTCTTGATTGCAGCCAGCCAACTCTTCCACCAAATCTTGAAATCAGACGGTGATTCTTTTGGGGGGGATATAGGGGGATTGTCTATAGTGATTGTTTTTAATGATTCCTTATTATTAGAACCCTTACGATTCGTAACCCTTGGAGGTGACGATTCGTAACCCTTACGATTCGTAACCCTTACCGATTGTAATGGTTGGGCAAGAAAGGCTTCCAAGGCTTCTGAATTCAGCCGAAACCATAGCTTTGGAGGTGAACCTTTCATTTGCTCTGAAAGAATGCCTTTTTCCTTCAAAAAAGCCTTTGCTCTGCGTAGCACTCTTGCCGTAATTCCGATTTCTTCCCATTCGTCTTCAGTCTTGTAAAACCAGCCAGGTTGATTGTGAAATTCGACAGGCAACCACTCCAAACGGTTCGGGTGGTCTTTGCGGTAAAACTCATCCCACTTCGAAAGTTCTGCCAGTACAACCGCAATTGCTGGGTCTGGACAAGCCTTGAGCAGTTTGTAATTTAGAACAACGTAGTGATTGCCTGCCATCTTGACCTATGCGGCTTCAGTTGCGGTTGCCATCGTCTGAGCAATTTCCTGCTCAACCTGCTTCTGTATCAACTTCAATCGGTCTACCTCGCCATTTTTTAAGTCACCTCGTTTGGCATAGGCGTTGGCTAGACTGTTTGCCTCTTCAAGTGCCTCTTGAGTTTGGCAGGACTCAAACTGCTCTTTCAGCAAAAAGAAGGCTTGTGAGCCTTCAGGATTGATGACTTTTGGTGCTGGTGGTTCTTCTTCCTGTGCGTCCGGTTCTGGCGTGATTCCCGATAGGCCAAAGGCTAGTCGAATGGCCTGTTTCATCGCAGCATGGCGAAGCATCCGGCTGGGGTATTGTTTCCAAGGTTGGCTGCCTGTGTTGCACTCGCTCAAGAACTCAGTCACCACGGTTGGTCTTTGTCGGTCTTTCCGGTAAATCGTTGCGGTGACGCTCACCACTTGGCCTTTTTCATCCGTTGAATGATTGAATTCGATTCCGTCAAACTGCGGATGTTGGTTCATGATTTTGTTCCAACCGTCCACACTCATGACAACGCTGATGCCACCGGACTTGGCTGGAAAAGCGTAAATCTCTCTGGTTAGTGGGTTCAGGTTGTGCTGTTTGGCAACTGCGAGGAAAGCCGTAACATTCTCAGGTTTTGAGTTGTTGGGCATCACGGTTTTCATTAGAACTTCTTGCAGTTCTGCTGGCTCAATAGCGCATTGTTGAGCGACTTGGACTAAAAGGTTGTCGTTGTTCATAGTTCCTTTTTAAGTTCAGAAATTAGTGTCAATCCATGACATCTTTCGGGATAGCAATGACAAGAAAGTACTTTGCCTTTTAATTTTTCAATCTCTTGCAAAAGCTTGTTTTTGTTTGGGAAATAAAATTTATCAAACTTTTCACAAACTTCATCTCTGTCTCCGTCATCCCCAATCAAAAACGGATTGCCCCACTTTGAGCCTCTGTCAATACGAACAAGGCATTTATTCTTTTCAGCCCATTGCAAAAGGTTTTTATCTCGTTCTTGATTTGCTAAAACCGTCATCCCAGATTCCACATCTGCCTTTCTTTGTTTTTCATCTTCAGTCCAATCTTTAACCGGCTTTTTCCGAATTTCTTTTGAAGCATCTTTCATCGAGACTTTGCCTTCTAACAATAACTCAAAAGTCTCAGGTGATTCTTTTTCTATTTTCTTGGCTTGGCTAACATATACATGATTAGTATTTAAGGCTTTTGCTGCTTGTTGCAGTGCTTGCTCTTTTCGTTTCTTTGGTTCGTTGTTGGTCGGTTGATAAATTTTTTTATTAACCGTCCTCAACTCTTCTTCTGTGTGCTGATTCCGGCCTTCTGGGTTGTGGTTGCCGCCTGCTGCTTGTTGTCGTTTCTTTGATTCAGCGGCAAACATTGGTTCAATTTTGACAGCAAGTGCCGCTTTTTGTGCTGAAGTTAAATGCCTTCTTTTCATGTTCAGAGAAATCGCAAACTGGATTGGCTCGTCTCCTTTATATTCTAGGAAAGAGAAATGCTGATTTAACTCTTGGCAAGCCTTGTAGCGATTGCGCCCATCTAATATTTTTCCCTCATACAACCAAATCTTGTTAATACATCCATTCTGCTCAATATCAGACTTTAATTCTTTATATTGTTCTTCTCCCATCATAGGCCAAATGTTAGCGATGGGATGGTGTTCGAGTGTTGTTTCTGATGACATTTTCTGCACAAAACAATGAGGCTGTTTTTGGGATACTCCCAAGGATTTAAGCCGATTCTGTAAAAAGTGTGGTGGATTTGAATAGGTCCATCTGTGGTCCCACATTCTTCACATTTCTTCCCCCTGTCACGAAATAGGGCCATCCGGCAGGATTGCCACTTAGGATGTCGCAACAGGGCAGCATAAAACCCTGGTCATGCTCTAAAAATCGGTGAACATGAACAATAAGAAATGAGTTTCTTTTGTTGTTTTGGTTGCCTAACAAAAACCATTTTTGATAGTCCTTGCTAGATATTTTGGCGTTGTCAAGTAAGGCGTAAGGTGTCGCTTCAAATTTTCTTTGTGCTTCATGGAATTCAAAAGAAACAACACTTTGAGTGTGATTCTTTCCTTGGATGCTTTGCCATCCAATTTGATAAATGAAAGGTGCTTGCTCTTGAGTTGGCAACCAATCTTGTTCACCATCTTCAGGCCTGTCATTTCTTTGCCTGTCATTAGGTTTAACAACACCCCAAATCTGATTTTTTTCCGGCCTGACTAAGGCAATCGACATTCTGTTTTGATTACAAAAATCAATTGGGTCCGTTTCTCCAGATTGAAGCTCACAAGAGTCTAAAATCTGCAACTTATCTGCTGAGTCTTTTATTGTTTCAACGACTTTAATGTGAGAAGGTTGAGAATAAAAATCATGGTCTAAATAAAAGCTTTCAGGTCGATTGTCTTTTTCATTTCTCTTTAGTTTTACTTTAATACGATTCCACAACCTAAACTGTCGAGCCTCTGCATTAACTGGATAAACGCGAACAAGCCCAATTTCTTTTGACAACCCAATAGCACAAAGCGTTTTTCTGCCGTCCTTGGTTTTGTTTGGTGAGCCTCTGCCCAAAATAATTAGTTCAGTATCCATACTTTTAATTCGCGCCTTCCAGCCAGCTTGAGCTTGAGTTGAGAAAAGCTTTATCGCTTACTCCGGCACATGAATGGTTGCCCGTTTTTTTAGGGAGGATGGGCAAAACCGGAAAACCAGAAGGCTTAATCTGTTATAAAATCATCCTCATATTCTGAAGGCTGCGAGCCTTCCACCCAGACTGGGTTAAGGTATTGGGTTATTTGTCCACCACGATTAATAAAAGCAAGAATCTCTTCTGGAAACATGGAATCAGCCGGAACTTCGGTTGAGGTCACTGAAGCGTTATTCCACTTCTCTTTGACCTCAACTTGCTTCTTCGCTTCAATCTCTAACTCTTGTCTTTTCTCAGCCGCCTTGTTGCCGTGATGAACTGCGCGGCATTCAGCACTACAAAACTTTGCTCGGCTTTTGCTCGTCACTGGCTTGAATTCGTTTTTACAAATCCAGCATTTAAGAAGTCTGTTGTGGTCCAGCCTTGAGCGGTTTCTTTTAAGGTGAACCAACCCGTTGCAGGTTGGGCTACAGTATTTCTGGCTTCCGGCTTTTGGTTGAAACGTCTTCTGGCAAACCAGACATTCTTTGGGTTTCAGCGTCCCAGGCATTCTGGGAATCGTGCCTCTGACGTAGGCTCTGCGCTTGTCGTTGATATAACGACATGTTTTTGAGCAAAGAATGTTTCGCTCAGTCCTAGGCTGAAAAACCTCACCGCATTCAACACATGGCCTTGGCTCAACCGTTACCGTTCTCTTGTATTGCTGGTTGTAGCACCTAGATCCACAAAACCGCTGATCCTTGCGAGTGGGCATAAAGAATTTGCTGCAAGCTTCACAGGCAATCTTGACTTTCGGCTTTCTGTGCTTTGCTCGGTATCTTGCCGAATTGTCTAACTGCAACTGGTAACTGCATTTTTTAGAACAACTCTTGTGGCTGCTGGACTTTCTATTGAACCGCTTTGAGCAAATCACACACTGCGGCTTTGTATGCTTGGCCTTCAACTCGTCAAAACAAATCTGTCCGCAAGTTCTTTCCTCGCCTTCGGTCAAAAACTTCAGGCCACAATTGGTGCAGGTTCTAATCGTCAATGATTGCCTTGTCGTCCCAAGTATTCTCGTAAAATGGATCGTCCATCCTTTTGAACTTCTCTTCCTGACTAATGTCCAGCGGCCTCAAATCAAAACAGCTTCGTTCATGGTTCTGGTGCGATAACTTGCCGCACCTTGAGCATTCGTATAACTGGCTGAAGCTTGGCTTCCGCCTTTCCGATTGACGAACCAGCGCCCAGAAATGCCGCTCAATCCTTTTGGTTTCCTCCTTAAAGGCTTCAAATCTTTCTAAGCCTTCGTGCATACTTCCGGTTGATGAAATACAAACGAATGCGCCACCAAATCTTCTTCCAAGCTGGTGCGGTGTGGTGAGTGATGATTCTTGATTTGCTCTTAGATTCGGCTCTGAAGAAGTAAGCCTGAATGGTTGGTGTGCTTGTCATGTTCAACTCCATGTTGGTGGGGAAGCCTTGCTCAAGCTGCTGGCAGACCCATCCGCCATTACAAAAACAAGGCTTTGATTCCCCATGTAGACTGTTCAATGAGGCAGAGCCGTTCCAGCCGCTTCTCCCAAAGCGTCAACTCGGTCAATGAGTTGAAAAACTCTGCCTCAGTCAACTGTCTCTAAGCGTTCTCCATGCGAGTTCCACCACTGCTGGAACTTGTCCGTTTCCAATTGCTTTGAGTCTGTCCACCCGATGGGCCACCCCATGAGCCACTCGGTCCAATCTGGGTTCAGATGCAAACCACTCGTTGCTTCTCTGCCTCCTGCTTCCTTGATTACTTGTGTGGAAAGACTCTCCTGCT